TCTAGTCAAGAAAAAAATTATAAGCGTGGGTTAAATTGTATTGAAAGTGGTCATGGTAGAACATGGGAATTTCCTGATGTTTATGCAATTATTGATGGTTATTCTGCAAAAGTTCTAAGGGAATGGTATACCCATATAGGATGTTTACCAACACGCTTACAAGGTTCTACACGTTATATTGACTATTCTAAAGGCGAAGGTTTTAAATATACAACTCCACCTTCGGTAAGGAAGAATCAAGAAGTTGAATTAGAGTGGCACAGTTTTATGAGATATGTTAATTCGAAAATTCAATGGTTTATTGAATACGGAGTGCCAGTAGAAGATGCTACAATGTGCTTACCAATAGCTTACAGTAGCAATATGGTTGATAAACGTAATTTTAGAAACGTAGTGGACATGACTGCGCAAAGAACTTGCTCAAGAGCATATTGGGAGTATAGAAATGAATTGATGAAAGATTATCTCAATGCATTGCGAGAATATTCAAATGAATGGAAAACATTGGTTGATATAACATGTAAAACAAAATGCGAAAAAATGGGACATTGTGAAGAGAAGAAGTCTTGTGGTAAAAAACCAATATTATTACCAAAAGATGAAGTGGTAATTAAAACTAAGACAAACGTTGTTGAATACTAAATGTTCATTTCTTAGGAGGTGATTAATACGAGGAATCCAAATAGATTATATAATTTTTATAACGAAGTAACCAGATTACACATGACATACATGCCTGATTGGAGAGTAGGACAATTTTGGATGAACTTTTTAGGTTGGGTACAGAATGAAAAGAAACGAGATCCGTTCTTCACAGAAGAGTCAGAAATGCTTACATACTTAAAAGAATATTGTGGAGAAAAGGAGGGAGTAAATGGATAAATTTGATATTACATCAAGGGTTGAAGAACTCAATAAAGCTTCCGAAGCTTATTACAATACTGGACAACCTATTATGAGTGATACTGAGTTTGATAATAAACTTGAAGAACTCAGACAGTGGGAAGATGAAACTGGTATTGTATTATCAAATAGCCCAACGCACAATGTTGGCGCAACAGTATTGGAGAATATAAAAGAAGTTACACATAAAACACCAATGTTATCATTGGAAAAGTGCCATAGCACAGAAGAGATTGTTAAATTTGCAAATAATCATAATCTTGTGGCTTCTGTAAAGCTTGATGGTTTAACTGTACGTCTTACTTATAAAGATGGTGATTTAGTTTTAGCAGAATCAAGAGGAAATGGTGTAGTTGGATCTGATGTGACAGAACACGTTAAACAGTTTACTAATGTTCCATTACATATTAATAAGGAAGGAACTTATATAATTGATGGTGAAGCATTAATTAAATTAGAAGATTTTGCAGAGATTAACAAAAATGGAGAATATAAGAATAGTCGTAATTTAGCAGCAGGTACATTATCAAGTCTTGATACTTCGATTGTAAAAGATAGAAAACTATCTTGGTATGCGTGGGAAGTAGTTGAAGGATATAAAGATAATTCTTTTATGGTTTCTTTATTAGAGGCATTTGACCTTGGATTTGACGTAGTTCCATTTGCTAATTTGGCATTGGCAGATATGTCAATTGATGAAGCTATTGAATATTTTCTTGATGAAGCAAAAGAGAAATTTTTACCGCAAGATGGCGTTGTATTCAAATTTGATGACATTGAATATGGCAAATCTCTTGGTAATACTTCTCACCATTTCAGGAATGGAATTGCTTGGAAAGCAAAAAATGATTCATTTGAGACAGAATTAACAGATATTGAATGGACAATGGGTAAAACAGGAAGTCTTTGTCCAACTGCTGTATTCAAGCCAGTAGAAATTGAAGGGAGTAAAGTAGAACGTGCTTCGTTGCACAACATATCCGTATTAAGACAAATTATGGGTAGACCATGGCGAGGTCAACATATTGGCACATTTAAAGCAAATCTCATAATCCCTCAGATTAGATGGGCAGAAGAAGATGATAATAAGACAAAAGATTATATTGATATTCCAAATAAATGTCCAATATGCGGATCACCTACAAAGATTGTTAAAGACAATGATTCAGAAGTTCTTTATTGTACTAACGAAGGTTGTAACGGTAAATTACTTGGCAAACTCAGTCACGCAGTAAGTAAGAATGCTTTTAATATTGATGGATTATCAGAATCAACTATTGAGAAATTCATCAATCTTGGTTGGTTAAATTCCATTAAGGACATTTATCATTTATCAGATCATGAAAATGAGATAAAATCCATTGAAGGATTTGGTAAAAGGTCAGTCGAAAAACTTCTTTCGTCTATTGAAAAATCCCGTAACACCAATCTGGAACATTTTCTTTATAGTCTTTCAGTTCCTATGGTCGGAAAATCTGCAAGTAAAATGATAGCAGAAGCAGTAGATTATAACTTTGACAATTTTATGCAGCAGATGGCATTAACAGGAGCAAAATATTTTAAATATATTCCTGGAATCGGAGATATTTTAATTAATTCTCTTGATAATTATTTTGAAAAACATTGTTCTGATATTTTAAAATTGTCAAAAGAATTCATATTTGAATCAAAAGGTAATCGCCATACTAATGATTCATTAAAAGGATTAACATTTGTGATAACTGGTTCGCTTAATCATTATACAAATAGAGATGAACTCAAATCAGAAATTGAGAGTTATGGTGGCAAAGTATCAGGTTCAATCAGTTCAAAAACTTCTTATTTAATTAATAATGATGTTAATTCTACGAGTTCTAAAAATTCTAAGGCAAAATCTCTAAACATTCCAATTATTAGCGAAGAAGATTTCATTAAAATGATTCAGTAAAAATTCCAATTAAAAAAGAGAATATAAATATGTAGTAATTAACATTCAAAATAGGAGGACAAATGAAAAAACGTATAGCAATTTTAGTATGTTTATTTGCAATTTCTTTTCCTGTCGTCCCCATTTGGGGACGTGATTATAAAAGTAATATAGGAAAAGAATTAAAAATAGGCACAGAAATAGCAACAAATATTAATCAATTACTTAGTTGTATTGAATTTCCAAATATCGAAACGAAAATTGGCTATTTGAACAATTCAACAAATATAAGAGTTGAGCCAAATCTTGAATCTTATGTTGTTGAGGTAAAGCCCTTTAATACAGAAATTGAATATTATGACTATGACGAAAATTGGGTATGCATAGAGCAAGATGAAAATGTATTTTATGTGTATAAATCACTGATTTCAGAAAGTCCAACCGACTACTTATCATATAATACCCCCTATAATAAAATTAAAAGTTATATGAGTTACAAATCCATAACATCAAAATCGAGTGACCAATATAAAATGCAGCAAATAGCATATACCGGCAATTATGGTATTCGTCAGGTAAATGGAAGATATTGTATAGCGGTTGGCTCTGCATATACCACAAAAATCGGTCAGTATATTGATTTAGTATTAGAAGACGGGACAATCATTCCGTGTATTTTAGCGGATTGCAAGGCTGATATTCATACTGATTCTAATAATATTTGTACCAGTGATGGTTCGTTGGCTGAATTTATTGTTGATACAAAAGCATTAAGTAAAACAGTTAGATATACAGGCGATATTTCTACTGCATGTGAAGATTGGGAAAGCATGATAACACAAGTAATTATTTATGACAAAAAGGAGGAATTCTAATGAGTAAAGAGCATATTGTAAATCTTGATAATATTTCATTATTAAAGGAGTTTATTAACGAAGTAACTTATCACATTAAAAGTGATGTGGATGCAATTTATGACCGACAGGTTGTGGATGCAAAGTCATTATTAGGTGTAATGTCAATTGCAATTCATCCACTTAGAGTAGTTATTCATAGCGATGACTTATCAGAAGTTGCATATTTTGCACATATTTGTGAGAAATTCAAATAGGGAGAATATTATTATGCATGAAGAAAATTATATTGAACTTGATAATGTAACAATTGGTGATTGTCTTGATGGATACAACTATAAAAATAGAAGGATTGTTGTAAATGATGATCATATTATTGGATTTGTTGACGAAGAACTTGAGGTAAAAAAATGTTAATTTTAATTGGTAAGACTTGTAGTGGAAAAAACTTAATAAGAGACAAATTAATATCTGAATTTGGCTTTCATGAAAATGTTACATATACCACAAGACCAATGAGAAAAGGCGAAATAAATGGAGAAACATATCATTTTATTTCAGATGATGAGTTTAACGAAAAGGTAAAAAATGGATTCTTTTTAGAATGGCAGGAATATGTGACTAGCGATGGTATATGGAAATATGGCTCATCTAAAGAAAGCTACAAAAATTCTGGTGATAAAACTATTGTTATTTTAACACCGGCAGGAGTAAAAGAGGTCTTAAAGGAGAATTATACAGCAAAGATTATCTATGTTTTTTCCAATATTCAGACAATAAAGAAACGGTTGGCATTGCGTGGTGATAACAAAGAAGAAGCTGATAGAAGAGTTACATCTGATATAAGTGACTTTTATAAAGCAGAATTATTGGCAGATAAGATTGTTTATAACAATTGGAATTCTAATATTGATGAAGTTGTTAAAAACATTGTAACACAATATGAAAGGTTATTGAATAAGAATGAGAAATAATGAACTTACGATATACCTTGCTGGGAAAATGCAAGGACTTACATATGAAGAAATGACCAAATGGAGAAACATGTTTAGGGACAATTTAGAAGATTGTTCAGATGCAACTAATTCAAAAATAAATGTCATTTCTCCGTGTGACTATTTTAATTTTGAAGAGAAAAGACAGCAGAATGAAAAAGAAGTTATGAATTTTGATATTTCTTTAGTTCGTAGTAGCGACATTGTTATTGTAAATACAACAGAATTAAATAGTAGTGTTGGTTCTGTAATTGAAATTTATGAAGCATATAAAAACGATATTCCTGTAATAGCCTATGATGAGAAAGGATGGTATAGAATACTTCATCCATGGATTAAATGTTGTATTACTAGAACAGATTCTTGCGTAAAAGATATATGTGAATATATAAAAGATTTTTATATGCAATGAAAGAAGGTGTAGGAAAATTTATTTAAGTGGTATTAAAACAACTCATGGTTTAGCAAGAGAATTATTAGATAAACCAGATGAGTTTTTAACAGTTACAGTTGAAAATAGAGAATATAGTATTGACCACATAAAGCCAGTTAAAACACATGCAAATATTGATGATGGTGTAATACATAAAACGCTTGTATGTGAAAAACAGGTTGATGGCAATATTATTAGATAAGAGGTGAAAAAATTATGAGAATTGGAGATACTTATGTATTCGGACATGAAGAAGTCTGGTTATAACAGAGAAACATACGATGACAAAATGATTCTTATCGAATTAATTTGTAACAAGCAGACAAAAATGATTCTTAATGATCCAACTTCATACGATTCTTCTTTTTACAAAAAATTAGAAGAATTGAAGGTGAAAATAAAAGATGCAAATTAGGAAACCCTTATAAATAGGGCGTTTCAGAGCATGAAAAATCCAATGAAAGGTTAGTTTCAAATGAATTTATATTGTGTTTATTTTAGATATAAAGCCAGATATAAATTAAAAAAGAATTTAATAATAATTTTTAATAAATTACTATCTAAGTCATACTGGTTTTATGAAGATTATAAAAAGTATCGTGAAATAGAAAGGATTATATATTCAACAACTAAATATGTGATTGCTAATTCAGAAGAAGAAGCAGAAGAAGTTGCATATACAACTGCCGAAGATAGTGAATACTTTAAAATTGCAAAAGATTATATGTACTCAAGTAAATGGTATAAAAAAGCAACTTATAAATACATAAAATCTAATTGTGATCAAATATGGGTTGAGGCTAAAAAAGTAAATCTACCCATATCTGGTGAAGAGTTTATTATTATTGCTAATCATATTGATAGAAAATATTTTCATGATTTTTTGAAATTATGCGTTGAATATAAGCGAGGAGGTTTATTAGACGTATAAAATAAAAATAAAAGTGGATGCTGACGACATTTATAATAGATTAACAGCCTCTGAAAAAGAAAGATTTGAAGATGTTGTAATTACAGATATAAATAGAAATGGTAATGAAATATTAATTACAGGAATTGCAATCGAAAAGAAAAGATATGATGAAAAAAATATAAGAGACTTTTAGAGAAAGAACATTATTTAGAAGAAGGATATGCTTTATTGGATAAAACACCATTGAGAAGATTATGTTCATAAATATAAAGGAAGGAGATATACATATTGAAAATTGTTTTATATACAACACATTGTCCGAAATGTATGGTTTTAGAGAAAAAACTAAAAGCAAAGAATATAGAATATACAGAAAATACTGATACCAATTTGATGATTTCTAAAGGATTTCAGACAACTCCAATGCTTGAAGTAGATGGAAATGTTATGGATTTTAAAGCAGCTAATGCATGGATTAATAAACAGTAGGAGGATTTAATTTGAATATTAACATTAGACTAAACAAGAATTTTACAACACAGTACAATAAATTACAGGATGAATTCGGTACAGATATTGCAAAAATCAATGGATTCGATGATGGACAGTTGAGTTATACAGACTTTATTGATAATTTTGTAGATCAGTCAACGGTTGCAGACGCAAGTATTGATGGAAATAGTAATGTGTCTCATAAGGATATTGTAACCCTTGAAAAAGAGATGCCAAAACCACATGAGAAATTACTTGCTTTCAACAAGATTTATTACGAGATTCAGAAGAAGTATGGATTCAAAGATGCAAATGATTGGTTAAGAGCTGAATGGATTGGGCAGTTATATATGCATGATGCCAATACAACATCATTTAAGCATTATTGCTTCGCTTATGATTTAAAAGACTTGGCAGAGAGAGGACTTTTCTTTATCGAGGGGCGCAATGCAAAACCAGCAAAGCATCTTAGTACATTTGTTGATTTTGTCAAAGAATATATTAGTTATGCTTGTAATAGAAGTTCTGGTGCAGTTGGACTTCCTAACCTCATTCCATATATGTTCTATTTTTGGAAAAATGATGTAGATGATGGCTATTTTGTAAGAGATAAAGTATATTACGCAAAGCAACAGTTCCAAAGATTTATATATGCTGTTAATCAGCCATTTTTAAGAGATGGTTCACAGTCAGCTTTTACTAACACATCAGTCTTTGACAGACCTTATTTTGAGGCTCTTTTTGGTGGTTCAGAGTTTCCAGATGGTACATTTATGATTGATTACGAAGAAGAAATTATCGAATTTCAGAAATGGTATATGGAAGTGATGGCAGAAATCAGACATGATAATATGTTCACATTTCCAGTGTCTACGATTAGTTTACTTCGTCAAAATGGCAAATTCGTAGATGAAGATTTTGCTACATGGGCTATTGCACACAATATGGAATGGTCAGATAGTAATATTTTCTGCGACTCATCTGTAAATTCTCTTAGTAACTGTTGTCGTTTAAAGAGCAATATCAAAGATCTTGGATACTTTAACAGTGTCGGTGGTACTGCATTAAAAGTAGGTTCTATTAAAGTTTCTACTGTAAATTTAGCAAGAATTGCATTAGATACTAATTCAGAAGAAGGATATCTTAGTGAGTTAACAAAAAGAATAACTGTTAATTTAAAAGCACTTGATTGTGTTCGCCATATCATTAAACGCAATGTAGAAAAAGGTTTATTGCCTAACTTTTCTTATGGTCTTGTTGATTTCCCACACCTTTATAACACAATTGGGTTTATAGGTATCTATGAAACAATGAAGAAATTTGGTTATACAAAAGTAGACGAATTTGGAAATACATATTACACAGATAAGGCTTCTGCTTTTGGTAAGAAAATTTTTGAGACAATGAGAAAAACTGCTGATAATTTCATTAAAGAATATGATTGCGATTATCAGATTAATACAGAACAAATTCCTGGCGAAACAGCAGCAGCAAAACTTATGAGAAAAGACAAATTCTTTTATCCTAAAGCCAATATCTATGATTTACCTCTTTATGGTAATCAGTTTATTCCTCTTGGAATTAAGACAACTGGACAGGAACGTGTAAGAATCGCATCCGAGTTTGATGGATATTGTTCTGGCGGATCAATCCTTCATTATAATATTGATGCTCCTTTTGATTCATTTGAAAAAGCATGGAAGATGACAAATTATATTGCAGATCAGGGTGTAACATACTTTGCATTTAATACAAAGATTCAAGCATGTAAACATAATCATGCGTTCTATGGTACAAAATGTCCTGTATGTGGAGAGCCTGTAGATACTGAATTTACCAGAATTGTTGGTTTCTATACACCAGTTAAGACATACTCAAAAGAGCGTAAAGCTGAGTTTGAAATGAGAAAATGGGGAGACATCAACGCTGAAGCAGAGGAGATTTAATGAAAATCAAAGGTTTAATAACTGAAGATTTCGTGAATTACAAAAAGGCTTCTATGACAATTATTTTTCCTTACTGCACTTTTAAATGTGGTAGGGATTATTGTCAAAACAGTTCTTTAGCAAAAACGCCTATCATTGAAATTTCAATAGATGATCTTGTAAATAAATATATCAATAATCCAATAACAGAAGCTGTAGTTATGCAAGGACTTGAGCCATTTGATTCATGGAACGATTTAAAGGAATTTGTACAGAAATTAAGAGAATATAATAATGATGATATTGTTATTTATACAGGATATAACAAAGATGAGGTATCTAAATATATCGAAGAACTTTCAGTATATCCAAATATTATTATTAAATTTGGTAGGTATATCCCTAATCAAGATGGACATTATGATGAGGTATTAGGAGTACATCTTATCAGTAATAATCAATATGCAGAAAGGATTAGCAATGATTAAAGTAAATGATGACAAAGAATTAGTAACTGAAATTAGGCAGAAACTTAAAGACAATAAAGGTTACTGTCCATGTAGACTACAAAAGACACCTGATACGAAATGTATGTGTAAAGAATTTCGTGAACAAGAAGAAGGAGAATGTCATTGTGGTCTTTATGTAAAAATAAAGGAGGAATAACACATTAGAAGTAAATATGCACATGTTAAAAATAGTAATAGACTAATACATAAATCTGATATACATGAACAAATGGCTCTTATAAAAGGTAGTGATACAGATTATATTGCACCATCTGGTATTGTATATGCAGATTACGACAACGATACGTATTTTCCAAAATATCCATTTGAAAATAAACATAATAATTATATGTATACAAATGTTAGATTTTCAGATGGTAAAATGAGACAAAGAAGAGTACATGTATTATTGGCAAAAGCATTTCTCTTTAATCCAGATCCCAAAAATTTAAAAATTGTTGGACACAAAGATAATAACAAGCATAACAATAATTTATCAAATCTATATTGGACTACGAACCAAGAAAATACTCAAAAAGCAGTCGATGATGGTTTAAATGTTGCTAAGAAGGCAGAAGATAATGATCAATCACATCCAATTAAAGTTATTGACAAAAATACTTTAGAAATAGTTGGAATATATGGCTCATTGAGAGAGTGTGCAAGATGTATTGAGAACACAACGCTCTCAAATATATCTAAAGTATATCAGTTAGAAAATTATAAACCTCGTACAAAGAAATTTATCTATAAAGCTATTTCTACAGATGAATTCAATTCATATCCTAAAAATCTTATTAGTAAACATCTCATTGAAAATCATAAAGATAGCAAAAATCCAAAAATTTTTAGAATGACAAACAAAAAATTAAAATATGATTCAATTATGGATAACCAAGTTACAGCTTCTAAAATATGTGGTATACAACAAGCACAAATTTCACATTATTTACTAGAAGGCGACACTTCTTCTCATAATGGTTGGTCTTTTGAACTAATTGGACAAACTACTAGAAAAGAATCTTCTGCTTATCAGAATCACTTAGATACTATTGACTCAATAACTATTCAAAATATCAACGACAATAGGATTATGGAATTTAAGTCTGGAAAGGAATTGAAGGACTATTTTGGATTGAAAGGACATGATTTAATTCATTATATAAAAACCAATCAAATTCTTATGAATGAATGGAGAATAATTAACAAGATAGAAAAAACATGTGTTCAAAATGTAAGTTAATCTCTTACTCAGAACAAAATGGTTTTATATTGCGATTAAAAAAGAATTCGAGGTGAGTGCAGAGTGAGCGTTTTGTGGTTTATTATATTATCAATTGCATGGCACACTGGGATAAAAATTGACGATATATCATTTATGATGATTTCAATTTTTTATATTGGAGATTGTATTTTAATTGCTAAAAGGAGGAAAGAATAACGAGTTATTTAATAGATAAATTCAAAGGTATTTACCGTATTAAAGTACCATATAATCAATGGACAAAAGATTTCACACGAAAACTTAATGGAAATCTCGAAGATGTAGATTGTTATATTGATTGTATGTATGGTAATAAAGTATTTCATTATGGCAAAGATGTTTTACAAGCATATATACCTTCACTTGGAAGAGGTCACAATATTCTAAAATCAATTAACGAAATTGACCAGTCAATTATCTTTGATATAGAAGAAACCAATTCAGAAATTCTCTTCAAATTCAAATATGCCGATTCTGACAAAATTATTCCATTATTAAAACCGAAGAAAAGCGGAACTAATATAAGCCCGTTTTCATCAAGGAATTTACCTAGAAATAAGACGTTTAAGATACCAGATGAACAGTTGGAAGCCTATCAAGAAATAGTGTCTAAAATTCCACAGGAACGCATTTTAACCCTAATGCATAGAACCAATAGCTTTATTAAATCATTGGCTACGAAACGAAATCCAATAGAGAATATAAAAGCAGATATGAAGTTAAAAGGACTGCGAGGTAAGGAATATATCTATTCGATTGGTGAATGGGACAATTATATTAAATTTTTAAAGGAGAATATATAAATGGAAACAATTAAGATTAAATATTTTGATAAGGAAATTGACAAGATTGAGAAATTTAGCAACGGTGACTGGATTGATTTGCGTTCTGCTGAGACTGTAGAGCTAAAGAAAGGCGAATTTCGTTTGATTCCATTAGGTGTAGGAATGAAGTTGCCGAACGGATATGAAGCTAATATTGTTCCACGCAGCAGCACATATAAGAATTTTAAAATATTGCAGACAAATAGTTTTGCCGTGATTGACAACAGCTATAGTGGAGATGCAGATGAATGGAAGTTACCAATAATTGCTATGGAAGACACAGTAATTAATAAAAATGATAGAATCTGTCAGTTTAGAATTAATAAAATTCAGCCAGAGATTAAGTTTGAGGAGGTAGAACGTTTGAATGAGGTATCTCGTGGTGGAATCGGTTCTACTGGAAAGGCGTAAATATGATAATTATTCCAATAAGCGAAAAGTTTACATTAACTATTAAAGAAGCAAGTGTTTATTTTAATATAGGAAGAGATAAATTATACGAACTTGCAAATGAAGAAGGAAATACTTTTACTATACATAACGGCAAAAATATCCTTCTCAAGCGCAAGCAATTAGAAAAATATTTAGAGAATAAATCGTATATATAAAATTGTAAAAGATCAAGCTTTGTGATAATATAATCATATAGGTTTGGTCTTTTGCTCATAGAAAGGAGTACAAATGGGTAAAGACTTAAAAGGTAAGGAACTTGGTAAAGGTTTAAATCAAAGAAAGGATGGAAGATATCAGGCTAGATTTACTACTTTAAACGGAAAAAGAGTAGAAAAGAATTTTGATAAAATTAAAGAGGCTCGAAATTGGCTCGATGAAGAAAAGCACAAATTAAATTTGCTAAATAGTAATAATATAACAGTTGATGAGTGGTTTAATTATTGGATAAAAAATTATAAAGAAGGAATTGTCGCTGATAATACCAAAAAAAATTATTCAAATCGTTACGAATATAATATCAAAAAAACAATAGGTGATATGGAATTAACAGATGTAAAACAAATTCATTGCCAACAGGTATTAAAAAAGATGATTGAAGATGGCAAATATGCTTACGGAACAATCGAACTGACAGCTATAACTCTTCACGCTTTATTTAAGAGTGCGTTTGAAAATGGGTATATTGTTAGAAACCCAGCAGACAGCTTAAAAATAAAGAAACGAGATATTAACGATGATGAGAACGACAAAAGAGTTCTTACAAGAAATGAACAAAAAGAATTTATCCAATATGCAAAAAAATCCATTTATTACAATGCGTTTTCACTCGTACTTGAGACTGGATTAAGAGCTGGAGAAATTGGTGGATTACAATGGTCTGATATTGATTTTGAATCTGGATTTTTGTATGTTAAAAGAACATTGTTGCAAGACTCAAAAAAGGGTGGTTTTTATTTTGGAGTGCCTAAATCAAAAACAAGTAAAAGAAAAATTCCATTAACAGAAAATGCTAAAGCTATACTGTATGATCAACAAAAATTACAATATAAATTAAAAAATCAAAGCATTAAATGGCATAATGAATGGAACGGTCTTGTGTTTACCACAATTAATGGGAATCCTGTTGGGGCATCTACTTTTAGAATTACAATGATTCGAATAGTTAAAAATATCAACAAGGATAGAGAAGCGGATGCTCTTGGTAAAACATATAATATTTTTGAGCATTGTTATATGCATTCTCTACGCCATACATTTGCAACCAGATGCATAGAAAAAGGCGTCCAACCCAAAACTCTTCAAAAAATATTGGGGCATTCAAGCATACAAATAACAATGGATTTATATGTTCATGTTACAGATGAACATTTAGAAGAAGAACTTGATAAAATGAACATTGCAATTTAA